ATATGCTTTTTAAGCTATTACGGTTCGCCATCCTGGTCTTGGCATAATAAATCCGCTTTAGCTGTGTGTCCTTGTATTTACAATTTCATCATCAGGGCCTAATTCATCAGCCCTAACATAACCTCTCGCTGTTAAAAATTTATGATTACCTGTTACTTCTATCACAGTTTCATCATCAAACAACAAGCGATACATTTTTTCAGTTTTTGACTTTGATAAAGATTTATACAGCTTAATTACTTGATCAATAACAAACTCACCGACTAACTCATCATAAGAAATAACTTTAGAACCTGCTGTCAAGGTCTCTATTGGCATATAGCCATCAGGTGTTAACACTTGCGAACCCGCAGCAAAACATTCATCTACTATAAATGCTTGAAAGTAGGTCATGTAGTGCGGTGCGTTCTGCAGGGATTGCCACGTAGCGACTACGATGTTGTTGTCAATCTGCTTCTCGCTGCCAGAATATGACCCGATAGTAATGCCATCAGCAACGTTCCGAAGCCTGTCATGAAACTCAGTCACAGTCTGAGCTACCAGGTCTTGTCCTGGCACGATCACAACAGTTTGGTAGCCGTGCTTAGCTAGCATGTAGCAGATCGCGGCGCACATCGAGGTCTTGCCGCTGCCCGTTGCGCAGATGCCAAAGCCCGAGCCTGCCGCTAGCAGCTGGTTGACAACATTGAGTTGGTAGTCACGAAACTGAAACTCGGCGCCGAGTTTAAAGAAGTCAGCGTCAATCGTATCTGTGATTTGGGCAGCGGGCAGCCTACGGTCATCGATGTCGATGTCGTAGTCCCAAGCGATCAGGTACGGAAGAATCTCATCAAGCAGCTTCGTGTAGGTCCTACCTTCTTTGTCGAAGTAGTGCGTTTTGCCGTCCCACCTACGCAGCTGGAACTGAGGCATGTAACGGTAGCCTTCAACGTAAATACCGAACTTCTCCCAAAGCACGCCCAGATCACTCGGATGTAGGCCACCAATCCGGCATTTAACCTCGTCCTCAATAGTCACCGTACACTTCTTAGTCATAACTTAATAGTATCTCATAAATAGTCAACAATGCATTATTTAGCAGGCTATTAAAAGCGACCAATGAAGCTCGACCAAGCAATAACACCTGAGACTGCACAAGAGTTATCTGAGCTCAAGCTAAAGCACATCGTTGCTGCGGGCTCAGTTGCTGCTGCCGCTTTGACAGGTGGTTCGACCACAGGTAACCCACACTACGTCGACAAGGGTGAACAGCAATCAGAGATCAAACGTCAAAGCTTCAAGAGTTTTGCAGCAAAGGTTGACGCACGTGCTCGCACGTTAGCTACAGCGATTACAGACAAGTATGCCGTAGGTACCGACTTTGCTGTCAAAGTCGCCAAGCTGGCTATTAAGCACGAGGCAGCTACGTTCCCGAAAGCTGAGGACATCCTTGCTGTAGTAGGAATCGAAAGCTCATTTAAGCCGCACGCCGCTTCGAAGCTAGCAAAAGACCCAGCTGTAGGGTTAATGCAGGTAAGACCTGGCGTGTGGGGGCTAGACCCTAACAAGCTCAAGGCGAGCGCCGAAGAGCAGATCAAAGTAGGCTCGAAGATCCTGCATGACTACTATCAAAAGCTGAAGAGCAAAGAAGCAGCGTTACAAGCCTACAACGTAGGGCTCACAAACTACATGAAGAAGAAGGGTTTGAACCCTCGCTACGTGCCTAAATTCGATGATGAACGAGACATGTATGAGGGAATGATGAAGCGCTCTGACCCATATATCAGTGGCGAGCGAGAAGGCCCAAGGCCTCCTGCTAAGAAAGTGTCAGCTTATGCTAAACGGTTGCAAGCTTTAGCTGATAAAGCTCACAAGCCGTTAGCTGACATAGAAGCGATGTGGCGAGAAGAAGTTGCAAAAATTGATCCTAAGCATCCCAATAGGTTCGGGGTTGTCATGAACCGGCTTAAGCAACGGCTCGGCCTTAGTAGTTAGCCCAGTCATGCTCAACCTCGTCGCCTTCAATCAGCTTGATCCAGCGCTTGCGTAGGCGCTCTCGTTGCGGCGCCGAGAGGCATAAAAACATCGAGCCCATGTAAACCGACGCCTCTATGTCTTCAATGATCTTCCTGACGGCTTCCTCAGCCGTTTGTGATGCATTGGCAGCTTGTGTGCTAGTCATAGATTGAAAAAAGGTGCAGCTATCATAGAATTACATGATCCATTTGGGCGACACGAAGCTTGGTGATGTTCGACAAAGTCCACCCCATAGTTTCAAGCGCGCCTACAATTGCTTCAAGACTTCGCTTCACATGGTCAACTTCAACCATGATAGTCTTGATCTCAACGTAGAGCGGGTCGCTCTTGACATACTGCTTAAGCTCTGACGCCCCAAGCGCACGAGCGCCTGACTCGATGTACTTGCGGTAGAGCAGGCCTTCTTGCTCTTCAGCCTTTACGGCAACATACTGCTCGATGGTCTTGCACTCTTGCAATAGCAGGGCATACATCGACAGATCTTGCGGATGCTGCTTGCAAAGCTCTTCGAGCTTCTTGCCGCTCATCTCAAACACCGGCGCTGAGCTCGTAATGACAAGCTCGTAGTTAGCGAGCCTGTCAGCGATCTTAGCCAGAGGCTCGCGCTTGAGCCCTCCAGTAAAGGACATGCTTACGGCCTCTCGACACCGATCAATGCCGAGGCTGAGACGATGTACATCTTCTCACCGCTCAGCTCGATACGCTGCGCCGAACCTTGGGTCCAGCGCACAAGGTCACCCAAGAGGATGGGCGGCATCTTGACGTAATCACCGTTGGCGTCACGCTTGCCAGGACCGATGGCTCGCACGTAACCACGTGACGCTGCCTTCTGCTTCTGCACGACCATCAGCAGGCCTTGCTTTGAGATGACGTTGTCGACATATGGCTCATTTGAGTCATCAGCGAGCGGCGAGACCCAAATGAAATCGCCAAGGGGCTTGATAGTTGTGGTCATGCTGCAGGCTTGTCCACTTCGTGAAGCTGAATGGTACCACCGCCGATGGCAGCGTCACCGCCGTAGACCATGACCTCAACGGCCTGGTTGTCTGTCAGCAGATGCACTCGTGCTTCAGCATCGCCTGGGTTCATGACAGTCACCTTGAGATTGTGACCGCTTGGCTTCTTAACGATCATGACATGAGTTGACATGATTATCCTTTATGATGTGTGTTTCTCTTCTTCAGCGTCATCGAGGGTAAGCGAGCTGAAGCGCTCGTCAACCTCTTTGAGCTTCGGGTGGTTAAGGCAGAGCTCAACAAGCTCTGGGGTAAGCTGCTTCTCTTGGAACTTCTTAGCCGGCACACCTTCATACTCGAGGGTATACCAACCTGAAGCGCCCTTCAGCAGCACGTCATCATCAACCAATCGGTCAACGATGCCTGACAGCGGGTCTAAGCCTCTGTCATACGGGACTTCTAGCTCGACCTTTGAGCCGATCAACGAGAAGCGCGACTTGAAGGTCTCAGCGCGCAACCGAATGCCGATCGTGGTCTTCTTGCCCTTGGCGTCCTCGTCATTCAGCTTCAGCTTCGTAATGATCGGGATCTGGCTGCAAGCGTACCGCAGCGACGGCGTCACTGAGTACATGCCTTCACCCTTCAGTGGGTCAGCTGAGTAGACGTGCGCAGTCGTGACCAACGTCATGTTGGTCATTTTCATCCGCGAAACCATGGTCTTCAGGAAGTGCTTGATCTGCTTCGCTTGCTGACCTTGGTCGCCCTTCTGATCACCCTTGTTGAAGTTCTCATTTTCGGCCTCAGTCAGCAGCATGCTGAGCGAGTCGATGCCGACAAAGACCTTCGGTGCTTCAGGATTGTACTTGCCATAGTCTTTGAGGTACAGACCGACAAAGTCAGACAGCACGTCAACCACGTCCTGCACCGTCACAACCTGCACAGGCTGGAACTTGTCAGGTGACACGTTGACACCCACCCGCTTGAGGTAGTTGTAGTCGAGCGCGTTTTCGGTGTCAATTGCGAGCACGTAAGCGCCTTCAGCTTGCGCTTGCATCATACCGTTGGTCAGCAAGAAGGACTTACCTGAGTCAGATGGGCCTGCTAAAGCCGTGACACGACCTTGGGGAAAGCCGTACCGATAGCTACCTGAGATGATGCGGTTGAGCGCATAGTTGCCTGTGCTGTACCAGAATGCAGGAGGCTTAGCGTCAAGGTTGACGTTCTCTAATTTGGCCGCGTTTTTTCTGAACTCTGCTAGAAATTTAAGCGACATCGCCTGCACCTCTCATGTTAAGGTAAGCGGCCAGGTTTTCAACGCCATGCAAGCCTTGATATAGGATGCCGAGCGAGGTTGCGCCGTTCGCAGCGACCAGCTTCGAAGTTGCTTCGAGCGACTTCAACTGAGGCGGCGTAAATGTTTTGGCCATGTAAGTAAATGACCCAATGGTTTCATCTGGATTGAGCACAGCAAACACGGTCTTCTCAGGCCGCTTATTACTGTCATCAACCATTTCAGCGATGGAGTACACGCCAGTCATCTCGGGCGTGATCACGTAAAGGCAAACGTCACAGCTCTCACGTTGCAGCAGCTCTTCAGCTGCGCACTCAGGCGTCCAGTCGGGAACTACAGGATTGAAGTACTCGACTTCAAGCAGCGGCATGAGCTGATCACGCCATGTGGATCCATTACAAGTACCACCAAGAAATACTTTCATTTGAAAGCCTTGAAAGAAAAGAGAGAAGGGTGACCGAAGCCACCCTCTTCACCGCTTACTTAGCGGCGCGGTCCTTGTTGATGCGTGCCAGCAGAGCGCGAGCGCGATCAGATGCAGAACCACCGTCACCAGCGGGAGCGCTGTCACCAGCGGGAGCAGCAGCCGACAGCACCGGCGTTTGCTTCAGGCTTGTGTCCGGCTCAGAAGCGGGAGTAGAGCTCGCCTTCTCGTCCTCATAGGACTTGCCTGTGATGAAGGCTTCGATTTGAGCCTGCATCGCATCAGCGTCAACACGAGCGAAGCGGAACTTCTTCAGGTCAACGAGCTCGAGTTGGCTGCGGAGGGCAGCGCTGATGGCCGTTGACTTACGCACGAACTCGGAGCTCGAGTAGTCAGCGTACTCGCCTTGCTTCGTCTTCATGATCTTGAAGTCAAAGCCTTCGTCGAGGTCATACGGAGCAACGTCAAAGTCACCGCTCGCAATCGAGGTCTCGATCCGCTTAAACAGCTTCGGGCCGAGCGAGATCAGGCGAACCGGGTTCTCATCGGCCCTGATCGGGTAGTCAAACGGCGAATGCATCACCAGGCCGGCGCCGATGTAGTCAATCTTACGCCAGAAGAGCTTACCCATCTTCTCATCGCCGAGCTCGTTGTAGTACTTGGCTGAAGCAGCGCAAGCCGGGCAGTGAGCATCAGCACCGTCGTGCATCTTCAAGCAGGCGATGCGCTTACGCTTGCCGTTGACGGTGAACTCGTGGTACTTATTTTCGATGATGAAACCGAGAGGATTTTCCTCATCAGCGTCAGGCAGGAAACGGAAGAGCGCCGTTTCAGAGAAGTCCATCTTGTAGAATGGGTAGAACTTGTCCCAGAAGCCGGTATTCTCGTTAGAGCTACCGGTAGTCCGCTTGCCGAATGCGGCCTTGAGCTGTTCAAATGATAATGCCATGAATGAAATGTCCTTATGAAAGTTATGAACGATGTGGCTTAACTACCACAGTCCTATTTATAGTCGTTTTTCGACTATTCGGTGAAAAGAAATTACTCGTTGAGGTTACCAATTTCGGTGTCAGGGTCTTCACCCACCATCTTGTCAATGGCAAGCGTAACAAGCACGCCGATCGACAGTATGATTCCACCAGCAATGATAACAAAAACCAACATATAGCAATTCCTTAGATGACGGAATGATTGTACCTCAGAACTCTTCTAAAACCATTTAAAGACCGAGTTCAGTCAATCGATTTCGATTGGGGGTGTAGGTACAAACTGCATTATACCAAAAGCACAAAAGCTGGCCCATTTAAAGCACAGACTATAGGATGGCCATAGGCATCGGCTCGATGTCGCCACCGCCTCCATCAAGCTCACGCTCCTCGCCTGTGCCAATCTTGCTCTTGTAGAGCCGGTCAAAGGCGTCATCGTCATATGACGTGACATATGTGAAGAGCCGTGTCACGATCAGCGTAGCAGAGATCGAGTCATCAGTGGCGCCGGGCTTGGCGTTGTAGATGCCGTCGGACCTACCCACTTGAGCGTAGTTCTTGAACTCATTGATGAGGTCCTTTGACTTGATCTTCATAGCGCTTGACTCAAGCAAGCGTTTAAGATTTTTGGACGCTTCTTTCTTCGTGCTTGCATTGGTGTTCATGCCTAGCTTCTCACCGACTGAGATGAGCTCACCGTCATCAGGGAACTTCTCGTCCTTGTAGTAGAGCGACGAGATCACCTTGCCGCATGAGTTGTTCTCATATGACCACATCAGCTTAGCGTGACGGCCTGCGCCTGTTTGATCCTTGGAGCTTATGATGTAGTTGATAATCCACTTGATCTTGTCATACAGCTCGGACTCGCTGATCTTGTTTGACCTGAACTCGGCTATCTGAACCAGCTTCGTGTCAAAGACCTCGATGGATGAGTAGTCCTTCTCAAGGCCTTCAGCAACGTCGGCGCCTACCAGGTACTCCTTCTTAGGGTCGATGCGCTCCCAGAATGAGAAGCCGCTGTCTTTGAAGAGCGGTTCTTCAGCTTTCCAGCTATTTGAGACAAGCGAGCTGATCAGCAGCGGGTCAGATGAGAGGAACTCAGCTTCGTATTCTTGACGCCAAACCAGCTCGCCAACTTTAGCAATCATGCCTTGCTTATAAGCAAGCGCAGCGGGTGAGGTAGGATCGCCGTTACCGCGTTCTGGATGCTGATACCAAAAAGCAGCTACTGGGTAAAATGATCCGTCTTCAGCTGCTTCTGCAGCACGCCAAAGCTTAGAAAATAGCTCTTGATCGCCGTTTGGCGTCGACGAGATGATACACTGACCACCAGTAGCTAATGTAGGAGCCAATGACGCCCACATCGCTTCTTGAATTGTCGGATTTACAAATGCCAACTCGTCAATCATCAAGCAATTATGCGAAACAACGCCGTTTGTTAAGTAAGAGCTTGTATCTTTAACATTGAGCAAGTCAAAAACTTCTTGCTCGTGACTCGCTTTAATCGAGCTTAGCTTTTTTGAATTAACTGTCGTTAACACATCAGAGCACGAAACATTAATCGCTTCAATGTACGAGCCATCTGAAAGCTGCAGCTTATGATCAGCAGTACAAGTTAGCTCAGAATTGTCATTAAATGATAATGTTACGCATTGCTGCTCGTTAGACATCAGCACGCCGTCAAAATCTTTAAACCCTTCAGCTGTTAGAACTTCAAAGCCGTAAATTGGATTATAGCACTTCATTTTGATTTTCTTCTGCCTTTTAAGCTGGGGTCACCTTTAACATAATCGATTAGCGGTGTAATATCAGCAGCAAGCTTAATAAGCGGTTTCATAATGCAGTAATGCTAATCTGAAATTGACAATTTTGAGATATCTCGTCAGTGATCTCGAGCTGTTGAAGAATTTTAGTTCCATGAACTGTATTCATCTTAGACGAGCTGGCATTATAAATGGCTCTTAGCGTAGACATAAAGATTTGGCCTGTTTCTTTAGATCTAAGCACGACTCTAGTGGAACCGCTAACACATGAAATTGACCTACCTCGACCTGTATTTTCTGTTGTAGCAGATGACTTAATAGTCGAGCCATTGTCAAAGCTAATCTCATGCCGATTAAAATACACACAACCCGGCTTTAACCACATTGGTAGCTCTTCATAGGAGAACCGAATTCTATTAAGCACGTCCATAGCAGCGTCATTGTCCTTTGACGCGACAAGCACGTATTTTTCAGCACGAAAGCATGCAAACCAAAGCAGATATCCAGCAATCACAGCCGTCTTGCCCTGCTGTCGGCCGATTTTAACGCACACATAAGTATTATTCAAAAATGCCCTAACAGCAGTTTCTTGATACTCATATAAGATAAACGGAATTGAACCCTTTACAGGGTGTTGAACTTTCATGAAAGTTTTCATGAAATAGATGGGATCATTCATGCATCGAGCAATTTCGACAACTTGCTCTTGCGTGTAATTTTCAACCAAGTTGGGCCGTTTGATGAACTCGCTTTTGGACATAGTAGTTATTTAGCACGCAAAAGAAAAGGGACCCGAAGGTCCCTCTTGAGCGAGTAAATACACTTTCTACTTTGTCTTGCCGTGGTTGACGTACTGGACCCAAGCGCTCTTCCAGTCAGAAGCAATTGCATGCTGTGCTTCAGGAAGCGTGAGCTTTCCTGTACAGACAAGCATATGCAGCTTGTTCTCAAGCGCGTCCTTCATCGAGGCATTCCACTCGCCGGTATACGGCTGCGGCCACAAGTTCTTGATGTCATTCGAGCCTCCTAGCTCGAGGCTAATCAGGTGGTCAACTTCGCAGCCACGAGCGACTGAGCAGTAGCCTACATTATTGCCTGTCAGGCCATAGTTTGCAAAGGCTTGACGCTTAGTTGTCGGCGTGACATTCCGAAAGGTGCTGGTCTTGATCTTGCGCTCAGGTGTAGAGCACACTTCGGTTGCTTCAGTGGTACGTGCAGCGCCCGGTGTAAGAGTCGGATCCGGCGCGTCAACCGCGAATGCTGAGGATGAGATAAGAGCTAAAGTGAGAACGAGAGATTTCATTGTAAGTTATCGAGCTTGTACTTAGTACGGTAGGTTAGGGCTTGCACTTCGTCGATGAGGTTATGCAAGAACGTGTCTTCTGGTGGAACACATGCATGCGCTACGTGATCAAGCCAAGTAGCTAAGCCAGCGATGAAGGCGTTTGCATCCTCACCCGGAACTGACGTTGCGACAACAGGCTCCATAACGCCATACTTACCTTGCACCGTTTCAGCAATTTGATCAGCTAGATCAATTATACCTTCATAGAAGTCGCCCAGCGTCATGTGCTGTGAAAAAGATTTCGCACGCAGGTGGAGCTGATGAGCTTTGTCACGAGCGCTAAACAGCTCTGACACTAGGTTCCGTGGGGTGCATGCCGTTGTCGCTGCGTCGTGAGGCGCCATAACAGGTTGAGGCTCAGGCACTGGTTCGGGCGGCAGCTCAACTGCTGGCATTGCCAGCGAAGCGACGTCAGGCATGTGAACTTCAGGATGATCCTCGAAGTCACCAAATTCAAGGTCAACAAACTCTTGAAAGAGGCTTTCCTTGATACCGAGCTTTTGCTTCAGTAGGTAGACCACAAAGCCCCAGTAATGCTTCTGGTCTTTATTTGCTTTAGTTGCTGCGGCCTTGCACTCGTCCCACATGGTTTCGAGCTCTGACATTGTCTTGCCAGTTTGGGCTTGCAGCTTTTTGAGGTATGGTACCGGCATAATAGCGTCCTTAGATGCTTTATTTAGCAAAAGCTATCTGCGACAACATAATAAGTCGTTTGCTGAACAGGGCCTGATACGATCGTGTAGGCTGTTTGTCGAGTCTCATGCATCGAACCCACGGCGTCAAAGGTGTGCTTTGCCTCAAGATCTTTGATCACGCCGGCCATAGTGAGCTCTTCGCCAAAGCCGCCTGGGTCAATGATCACAGCTGTCCCGTCAGCGCGCTTCATCAGGTTCTTGTAATGCAGGTCAGGCTGAGCGCCGTACATGTCCATGTCTCGAAGCAAGGTCATCGCGGTTTGCACAAAGAACTGAAGCTCTGGCCCTGCGGTCTTTCCCGTCGTCCATCTCGTCTCTTTGAGGAAGGTCTCGATGTCAGCGATGAGGTTATCTTCATCGAAGCTAAAGCAAGAGCTAAGCTCCTTTGTTAGGAGCTCAACAGGATACTCATGACCGTCAAACGTAAACATGTCCGCTACGTGCAGGCGCTCCATGCGAAGCCACTTTAACGTGCGTGGCATGATGCTTGTGCGCTTATGAAAGAGCGTGAGCTCTTTAATCGGCGTGTAGAAGCGAGGGATATGCTTGTTTCTGTGCCAGCCAGCACGAGCGTCAAGCACGAACTTTTCATATGCTGTATCGCTGACCCAAACCTTCAGCACCTCATCCTTGTCAGGCGCTTTGAACACGTATGACATCCGTCCACGTGCAAGGTACTCATAGCCACCCTGCTCTGTGAACACGTCAATCAGCTGTTGGGTATCAAGATGCTGATACCGCTTAACTCCAAGCAGGCTCACTTATCGCTTGACCCAGATGATGTAAGCGTTGGGCTCATCGTCACGAAAGACTGCGCCACCTGACGATGATAGGTTAAATCCACATTGCAAAGGCTTATGCGTCTTAAACATCGGCTTATCATCTAGCTCAGCGCGATTCGGCAGTGTTAGAGCTGTGATATGCTCAACCTCAACTCCATGTTCTAGCTCTGCCTCGAGCAGCTGGGTCGCGCTCAAGTTAAGTGGAAACTTTAAAATGTGAAAGCGCTTCTGAAACGCTCTTAGAAAGTTAGTTGAATCTTGCTCTAGCGCAATGTCAATAAAGAAAGACAGTACTTTGTTTACGTTATACGTTGCATGAGTAAATCCTGGCTTACAGAGCCAAAACTGGGAAGCCTGATGATACGGCTTATAGAAGATGTTAATGGCTTGCTTCCAATACCCAACATCCACAGTGACAGTTAAGCAAGGATGACCATCGACCATCCCAAGCTCGGTGTCAATGACATCGTCCCGATAGCTCTCGACGAACTTCGATTGAAGTGCTAGCAACCTCTGCTTAGCGCTCATGTCAACAGGTGCATCTTCTAGGATGTTAACGAGCTTCATTCGCCGAACACCTTAATCATCTTCTCTTCAGACGGTGCTTCAAGCTTCGAGCCGTCAGCCAGCTTCACGTCATGGAAGGTTGTCGGATACTGGTAGAACCACTTGCCAGCGCTCGAGGTGTTGGTGATGACCTTGTTGCGCACGGTGAACTCAGAGCCATCAGCGAAGCTCACCTTCATGATGCTAGTCAGCGTACCTGCGCCGTTGTGCAGCTTGACTGGGACTCCAGGCAACACGTCGATGCTGGTCAGGTTACCCTTCTTGTCGAGCAGGGCACTCAGCTTCAAGGCGTTCTTATGCAAGAAGGTCTCTTCGATTGTCTTGCGAGCGCTCGATGCCTCTTTGGCAGGATAGTGCTCAGCGGTAGGCCGGAGCTTGATGTCATAGTATGCGCGCTTATCATTCCAGCCCTTGGAGCGATAGTCGTAGCACGCTTGAAAGATCATTGCGAGCATGCCGTTAAACGGCTTGATTTCAGTCTGATCCTTGACAACCTTTACGATGTGCTTCAGCTCGTCCTCAAAGTACTTTTTCAGCTGAGCTTCAAAGTCATCGAGCGGCAGCGAGATTGACTTGAGCAAGTGCGTGCGCACGGTAGCAACAGAGTGCGCTGAGCCCATCTTCGTGTGGAAGGCGTTAGGGTCAACCGCCGCTGGCTTACGTCCTTTGATAACCTTGCTTTGCACCGCTTTGAAGGCCTCCATGAAGTAAGAATATGCCTCGGCGAGCCTGATCAGCTTCGCAAAATCGGTCAGCGCCTTGGCATCAGTGACGATCTTTTGAGCTTCGGTATATGACCGAATTACCTTCTTGTAATTGCCGCCATCGAGATGAAACGGAAGGTCAAGCGTGTTGAGCTCAACTTGTACAGGATGCTTGTAGTAGGTCCACTCAACCGAGCCGTGCAGCTTTTCGAATGCATTCTGGAAGACGTAATTGGCGGCGTCCTTTGCTTCAGTCAGCGTGACGTTGTAGATCGTGTCCGCAGCGACGGCGTCTTGAAAGGCGACGAACTGCGGCTCTGAGCGCTCAACGCGCTTCATGTTGAGCAGGTCTTCGACCGTCTTCAGCTTGCTAATCAGGTCAAAGCCTTGATAAGCATTTTCGGCGATGAACTGTTTGAACGTTGCCATGTCAGACACCTTTAACGATTAGCATCGCTTGCTTATTACCGCTAATGTATTGCGTTCCGTAAACAGTTCCATTATACTTCTTTTCCAAGTTGTTGAAACCCTCTTCGTCATCTTTATCTATCACAACTTCAATGACATCATGAATGGATCGGACGTTGCCTGTCTCAACATCGGCTCTGAAGACAGCCTCGATGTCACGATCTGATGAGCGTTCAAGCTTGCATTGGTTAGCAAACTCTCGCCACATAAGCTCGTACACATCATTCTCAGCAAAGCTATTGTTTATCATTCTCCCGATCGTGTCATTGTATACCACGACTTCTAATGAATGTGTATCGATGTAGAGCTCGACCTTTGGCTTCATGTCAAGCACCGTGACGGACATTACTGCATACTCATGATCAGCATTATGAGCCAAGGACTGTGTAAGCGTGATGCCATTGTCCGTGAAGTCATTAGCATCTGTCAGGTAGCCTAGTTTTGTTTCAAAGGTAGGATGAGCATTAAGCAAGAGTTCCTGAATCTTAAGCAGCTTCTGCTTAGCTTGGCTCTTGTTATTGATAATTTCAGTAAGCAGCATAGATCCTCATTGCTTCTTCTCGTCTGCGGCTTGATTGTTGAGCTGGTCAACAAACGGCTGTGCAAAACCGCCGTTAGCAAACAACGACTGCATCAAGCTGTTTCTGTCAGCAACGATGATGTTATTTTGCACAGAGCTCGGCGTCATATCGAGAGCCTTTGCCTTCTCAAGGCGGATCTTCTGTCGTTTGTACTTTGCATCAATACGCGTGTTAACGGCATTAAGTGCAGCTGTCAAGAACTGTGCAGCGACTTCAGAGTTGCGAGCTGAAAACTTTGGGTCTACCTGCTGCGACAGAGTGTGTTGCTGATAGAATGCTTGCATTGCAGCTCCGTGGATCTCGCTTAGCTGAGCGTCAACGTGAATATCCTCGATGCGCTCCTCTTTCTCGAAGTCAGCGACCGTGAGCTCAGAGGTCTTACGCTCGACCAGCTCACCTGTTTCAGGGTCGATCAAAGCGCTAGTCGGCTGTGGTGTATCTGCGAGCTCGGGTGTAGAGCCAGGTGCAATGTCTAAAAAGTCTTCAATTGGGTTAGCCATTTTTCCTTAACGCGTCAAGCACGTTCTCCATAGTATCTACATGCTCGTCATTTACCGTAATCTCATACTTGGCATTATGCAAATGCCAAAGCACTAACGACACATACTCGTCATTTTGACGGTCGGTATTATAAATTTGGGTTTTAATGATTTGCGCTGCTGCTAACGGTTGCGTCTTGATTAAGAGCTTATAATTTGAAGGCAGCGAGCGAGAGATCTTGTCAAACCAAAGATGCTTGTACCTGACAACATCACCGAAGGATGAATTGTTGAGGTTGGAAATTAACTTGATTACGCGTTCATGTGTAAACTTGCTTACATTATAATCATGAATGACAACTAAGCTATCACCGATCTCATCCTGATCAGTTCTTGCTGCAAGCGTATAGTAATCATCATTATGATGATGATAAATGTCGATGAAGAACTCGACTAGCGGACCTTCTAGCTTCATGCTAACCGCACGATCGTAGATGTTAGCCCTATCCTTGCCGATCTCAAGCGTGATGTCTTCAATCAGCGGGTGAAAAACTTCAAGCAGCTCTCGCTGAAGCCTCATGACAGTAGGCTTCAGCTGATCTGCTTCAAGCAAGCGAAGTAGCTTCATTTCATTGCTGCTCTTTTAAGACGACGCTGTTCATTACGAGCTTCTCGCTGTGCCAAGAATTTTTCATGCTCTTCTTTGATAAGATACACATTTTCAGAGCCGGCTTTTACATAATGTGTAGGAGCTGTTAGGTTATTGTCCCTAAGCCATTTTCTTAAATTATGCACAATCAGCTCCTCTCTTGTATTTAAGTGAACCAAGGTCCACTGCTTCTTATTCCTGTCATTCCCTTTAAGTGATGCTGAGATATTTGCAATTGCTTGTTCGCTGAATACTTTTTTACCATGCTCTGCTTTGTAGCGCCGATTTGCATCACCTAAACTTTTACGATGTTCAGCTGAAAGAACTTTACCGGTATGCGCAGCTCGATTCTTTTCGATAACGAGCGACCATGAACCGTCGGCTTTCATGCGAGCCATGCGTTCTTTAGCTTTCTCTGAAGCGAGTGGCTTCGAAGCTTCAGGGAATGGTCGCGAAGCTGCACGATATTGCTCACGAACTTTAAGACCTTCTTCAGAGCTCCAAAAAGCTTTCATTGCAGCTTGTTGTCGTTTTTTGGTTTCTTCTTTCGTAGCATAACAATTACCACCAGCACCACCAAGCTTCATATTCATACACATAGGATCTTCTACTAATGTCTGATTAACAATTTCTGCTTCTCGTTTTACTAAAAGATCAAATGATAAGCAATGCTCAATTATAGTGCAAATATGATTCTTTTTACCATATTTCTTTAATGATCTTGTAAGATGTTTACCACTACCCATATAGCCGTCATATAAATTATCTGTTGAATGACGACCGTAATAAAAACGTGTCGTAATTAAACAAACGGTTTTATAAATGTAGTGATATTTTCGGCGTGATAAGTGTGATGATTGCATACACTTATTTATGTCAATTTCGGAACAGATCTTTCTCAGTCGCGATGCGAAATCTAATGCCGTGGCTCTCGCATACCATCTTTGCTGCGGCCCACTTAGCATGATTGACTGCTAATGCAACTTGGTCATAAAGCGAAGCGCGCTTGTCAGGAACAGTCTGCTTTAACGGCTTGATCTCAATCACCTCAGTGATGATATTGCCGTTTCTATCCTTGTACTTGATGATGAAGTCAGGGATGTAGTCGCAGACCTTCTTCTTGATCGGGTTGAAGTACTTGACTCGAAACTCTTCAGAGCCCCACTGAATGATATTTGGGTTCATGTCGCAGACTTGCATGAACCTAAGCTCCCACGATGAGAGGAAGCGGATCTTTCTCGGATCCCCTAAGTACTTCTCGACGTTCTTCGGTGTGTAAATGCCTTTGGCCATGAGCTATTTACATGCACCATAAGCTTTTATGATCCGGTCGCTGTGTTCCAGTTCCAATCGAGCGGAATGAGCGTCGATGATGCTGGCGCCCATGAGCCTGTTGCACCGCCGCCAGCAAAATCACCACCGCCCCCGGATGTAATTTTTGGAGGTGGGGTT